TCTGGTTACTATGTTTATCAATTTAACAATACAGGAAGCATCACCTTCTAATGAGTAGAATCAGAGATATAGCAAATCTATTTAGTGGATCAACTGATGCAGCAACTGATGCTGAAGTTGCCGCCGCAGTTTCTTCACATAATTCTGCTACAACATCTGTTCACGGAATTTCAAACACAGCAAGTTTAGCAACATCTACATCTGTTAGCTCTGCAGTTTCAACACATGCTACAGCAGCAAATGGTCATAGTGGCCGTGGCACAACGGGAAATAGACCAGGATCTCCAACTTTAGGAGACTTATATTTTGATACAACTTTAGATAAATTAATTACATACTCATCAACTGGTTGGGTTGTTGTAGGAGAGCCAATTAAACCAGTAGTTACAGGTGGAGTTTTAACTTCAGATTCAACATATTATTATAGATCATTTACTTCAAGTGGAACATTAGGAGTAAGCGATGCATCCCTTTCTTGTGATGTTCTTGTTGTGGCAGGCGGTGGTGGCGGTGGTGCTTCAGTAAATAGCTATTCAGGTGGCGGTGGCGCTGGCGCAGGTGGAGTAATTTCTTTTACAGCACAAACAATATCATCTAATACAACTATTACGGTTGGCGCAGGAGCCAGCGGTCAGAGTAATGCTGGCGCATCTCCACAAAATGGCTCTAACTCAGTCTTTGGCTCATTGACTGCAGCAGTCGGTGGCGGTGGCGGAGGTGGAACTTCTACTGCAACACCTCAAGGTCCTGGAATTGGTGGTTCAGGTGGAGGTGGAGAAGGAGATGCAATTACTTCTGGTGCTGCTGGAACAGCAGGACAAGGATACGCAGGTGGTAATGGAATACTTCAACAGTATGCAGGAGGTGGTGGAGGTTCAGGTGGTGTAGGCGCAAATGCAATTGTTGGTGCTTCTGGAAATGGTGGGCCAGGAACAAATACATCTAGCACTTGGGGATCTTTATCGTCCGTTCTTACTGCTGCTAGCTTAGGTGTTTCTGGTTATATTGCAGGTGGCGGTGGTGGAGGAAGAAGAAATTCTGGAACTGCTGGCGCAGGTGGTTCAGGCGGTGGAGGTGGCGGAGGATCTGCCGCTACTGGCACAGCAGGAACTGCAAATACTGGTTCAGGTGGCGGTGGCGCTGGAAGTAATTATCCAAATCCAACCGTATCTGGTGGTGCAGGTGGTTCAGGCCTTGTCATAGTTAGATATCTAAAGACGGCGGTAGCATAATGGCTAAATTAATTAAAGTATGGGATGGAACAACTTGGCAAGAAGTTGGCCCAGCCTTGCCTAATGCCCTTACAATTGATGGAACCCAGACATTAACTAATAAAACAATATCTGGAGCATCTAATACTCTTACTAATATAGGTAATGGATCTTTAACTAATTCAAGTATTACTGTTAATGGTTCCGCCGTTTCTTTGGGCGGAAGCGTAACAATTGTTACAGGACCAGCATCAACTGCTGTATCTTCAAATGTAACTTTGGCTGCTAATAATAAATATTTTGTAGATACTACAGCTGCTAGAACTTTGACCCTTCCCGCCTCCCCTACATTAGGCGATGAAATTCAGGTATTTGATGGAACAGGAACGGCAGCAACATATAACATTACAATTAACTCAAATAGTGGTAAAATTAACGGTAGCGTTCAAAACGCAATATTAGACGTAAATGGTGTAGGAGCTAGTTTAATTTATACTGGCTCAACATATGGATGGAGATTAGGATAATGCCAATTAATTACTCGCTTCTTTTTGGAGATGCAGCTTCACAAACATTTCCAGCAACTGCGGCAGGAACATATACTTTATCAACTCCTTTGACGGCGGGACTATATGAAATCACAACTGATACTTTACAATCATCATTTACTTTAGGGTTATCAAATACAGATGGCATTAAATACACTGGAACAATTCGGGGCGGTAAAGGATATATATCAGTAGCCTCTACTGTAACAAAAATTGTAATACCAGCATCAATGACATATCCAATAAATATTAATATCAGACTTGGCTCATATACACAAATTGCTGCACCAACAATTTCAAGTGTTACATTTACTGGAGGTGATGTTTCAACAGTTACATTTACACCACCTTCAGGAGCAATTGATATGGTTGTTTTTTTTAGAGATGGAACAAGTACGTCTTTTGCTACTACAACTTCCCCTAAGACAGGTATTGTTATTCCTGGTTCATCTAGTGGTCAGTATGGCTTTGGAGTATTAACATCTAAAGATGCTAACGGTAATATTGGAGTAGGCACTTCTTTTACAACTACAAACACAGTAAATATTCCTATTTCTGGAGGAACAGCGAGCTCTTATACCGTAGGCGCTACAACCTATTTAGTTAACACATTTACTGGTACTGGAACACTTACTGTTAATTCTACTTGCAACATTGAATATATGGTTGTTTCTGGCGGCGGAGGCGGTGCTGGAGGCGGCACAGGAACTTCTTGGAATGGATCGTATGGGGATACTGGCGGCGGAGGCGGTGCTGGTGGCTTAGTTACTGGCACAAAAACATCTGTTGCACCTGGAACATATGCAATAACAGTCGGCGGAGGCGGAGCACACGCAACAAATACAACAACCGCAACCCGATCACTTAATGGATCACCAAGTACTTTTGGAACACCATCCCCAGTCACAGTTGTTGGGGGCGGAGGCGGCGGTGTTTACGGAGGAGTTGACAACGGTGCCGTTGGTGGTGCATCAGGTGCTTGTGGTGGTGGAAGCGGAATGAGTTACGGCGGAGGAAATGTTGCGGGTGGAGCAGGAACTGTTGGTTTTGCGGGAGGTGCTGGTCGCCAATACAATTCTACTTCTGGAGGCGGAGGCGGCGGAGGCGGAATGGGGGCCGCTGGTGGGCCTTGTGAAAACAGTGGACTTGGTCCTGCAGCAGGAGCAGCAGGCGCAGGTGGAGTTGGAATAACAAATTCTCTTGCTACTGGAAGCCCTATTTATTATTGTGGCGGTGGTGGTGGCTCAGCAGGTAACGCTACATCTGGTCGTGGAGCAGGTGGTAATGGAGGCGGAGGCACTGGAGTTGGTAGTGGTTCTAATCATGCTGCAACCAATGGAGCAGCAAATACTGGCGGCGGAGGCGGAGCGGGTTCAAATAACACTAGCTCATACGCATTAGGCGGATCAGGAATAGTAGTATTAAGGGTGGCACTATAATGGCACATTTTGCAAAATTAAACGAACATAACATGGTAATGCAAGTTATTGTTGTTGACAATGAAAAGATAATGATTGATGGCGTTGAATCAGAACAAGCAGGTAAAGAGTATATTGCACAAGTTGGACTTGAAGGGAATTGGATTCAATGTTCTTATAGTGGCAGCTTCCGAGGATTTTACCCAGGTCCTGGAACATTTTATGATGCACAAAAAGATGAATTTATTGATTTGTATCAAAAAAGCAATTGGTTGAATTTGCCCTTTGATTATGAAAAAAATCCAGTTGTAAAAAGTATATTAATTGACGGCTTTCCTCGTTCAGGAAACATCTACTTGTCTTATTTAACAGCATTTGCTTTTAAAAATTGTGAGCAAAGAACTGGATTAAATGATGTGCATAATACCGATAGCCTTATAGAGGGCCCACTAAGATTTGATGCAACTATTGTTCCAGTAAGAAACCCAATAGACTCAATTAAATCTTTTATTGCTTTTTATAATATGGACCCAACAGATACTAGATCTATGTTTAAGATAGCAGCAGATAATCTAGAGTGGATGAAATTAATTAAATCAAATAAAGATAAGTTAATTATTGTTGATTTTAACGTATTAATTTCAAGCCCCGAAACAATTATTAATAACATAGCAAAAATAATTAAAGAGCTGCCATTTGAATATACTAATCAAGAAGTTGTTGATAGAATCAATGAAGATGGGATGTCTTTAAACCTCCCAAATGAAATTACTTCAAATACAGATATTGATTTAAGTAACCCACTTATAGCTGAAGTCATAACAGAGGCTACAGCAATTTATAACGAAATTATAGGTTAAAATGATTATACAAATTATAGGTCTACCTGGAAGCGGGAAGACAACATTGGCTACCACCCTTAAAGAACGAATCAATGCAATTCATTTAAATGCAGATTATGTTCGTGCAACAATTAACTCTGATCTAGGATTTACTATTGAAGATAGAATTGAGCATGCTCGTCGTTTAGGTGAAATGGCACGAATGCTAGATGGACAAGGACATACAGTAATTGTAGATTTCATTTGTCCTACAAGCCTAACTCGTGCAGCATTTGGCAAACCAAATGTTTTAATCTTTATGGACACATTGGCAGAGGGAAGATTTGAGGATACAAATAAGATGTTTGAGGTGCCAACCGAGTATGATTGGTCTTTCTTAAATCATAACTTAGATCCAAATGATAAGGCGTCTGTTATTATTGAAGAGTTTGATCTTCATGATTGGTCTGCCCCAACAACATTAATGCTTGGGAGATATCAACCATGGCATGAAGGGCATCACGCATTATATAAAGAGGCGGGAAAGAGAACCGATCAAGTTCTTCTTGGAGTCCGTAATACATATAACACAAGCGAGAAAGATCCTCTTAAGTTCGATCAAGTAAAAGAATATATAGCCAAGGATGAATTTATGGATAGCGCATTAGTATTAAGATTGCCTAACATTACTAACATTGTATATGGCAGAGATGTTGGATATAAGATTGAGCAAGTAGATTTGGGGGCAGACATTCATGCTATATCGGCTACGCAAAAACGTAAAGAAATGGGCATCTAAAATCTGGAACCTTGTGGCTAAGCCAAATAATATGGAGTGGCCTTCATGAATGTAACTAAAAAAAGATCTGCTTTAAAAGCTATTGTATGGCGCATAATTGGGACGGCAGACACATTTGCTATTTCTTGGCTTATAACAAAAGAGCCAATAACCGCAGGAGCAATTGCAGGGTTTGAAGTAGTTACAAAAACAATACTTTATTACTTCCATGAACGCGGCTGGAATAAAATAAATTGGGGTAGGGTATAATAAATATATGTCGTATCAGTTAAAGATTATTAAAGATCACCCTATTGGCTTTTGGGCATTAGATGAATCTTCGGGTACCACCGCTCTAGATTCTTCTGGATGTGGTAACAATGGAACATATACTGGCTCACCAGTATCTGACATATTACCTTTAATTTCAGGCGGGGTATCAGGAACAAAAATAACAAATACTTCATATATAACATTACCTATAACTAAAAACTATTATGGAATTTCAACAACTGAAGGAATGGGAACAAAGTATTCATCAGATAATGATTTTACAATTGAATGCTTTGTATATCCTTTAATTGCCTCATCTGCTGAGACTCCAATTATGGCAGATGATACAAATGATATAGGCTTATATATTGAAAACGGAGATGTTGTTTTTAAGGTATCTGCTACAGAATCAATTAGATATCCAATTACTTATTCTAAAAGAGTGCTTCATTTAGTCGGAGTGTACTCAGTATATTCAATTTCTTTATATGTAGATGGAAGGTTGGCTGCAAGTAAATCTATTGATCCCGATTTTAAATTTACAAATACAAATTTATCAATTGCCATAGGACCAACTACAGCATCTGGAGATTCCTTTGTAATTGATGCCCCTGCAATTTATAGATACTCTCTTTCTAGCGCATCCGTACAAAGACATTATGGAGATGGTAATTTTTCTGCTCCCGCCATTCAAGTTGTTTCACCAGATGAGGGAGTTCTTTTTTCCTGCACCGATGCTTCAATAAGATCACAATTTCAGTACTCTTATCCAATAAATAGAAGTTGGTCGGAATTTCTTGATAGCAATACATACTACAATGAATCTGCAGGATATATTTCTTTTTACAAAACAGACACAGTACAATCAAAAACATTTATTCTTCAAGACTATTTTTTAATACCTAGCCAAATCCCATTTGTAAGCTCAAAAGTTGAGTGGAGAAATGATTTAAATATTACAGTTCAATCAAGCGTGGACGGAACAAATTGGCAGTACTGTGTAAATGGACAGCCTTTACCTCAATATACAAAAGATTCATTTAGCAGTGTTGGGGTTGTCCATATTAAAATAACTATGACAACTACAGATGCCAGCAAATTCTTGCCAAGACTGGCATATTTTGCAGTTAGCTTTTATACAAATAAAGATGTTTATGCCGATAATTATGGAGATATAATTTCATCTTCAACTGAGTATTATTTAGGATCTTTAAATTACCCTCTTTTATCTAGACATAATGACAACGGAATAAGAACTAAGGCTACAGCGGGCTTTAATTTGACCACTACGGGCTCTGTGAAGTCATTAGAGATGTTTTTAACGCCCTCTGACCTTACAGCTAACACTTTGCTAGACACCGTTGTAACGGGCTCATACGCGGCTTCTAGGTACTCTTGGACAAACGGCGGGACCATAACAAAGACCAATATATTAAAGATCTATGTAAACGGAGTAGACAAGACAAGCCAGACAAATATAGCAAATGTATTCTCTGCAAATCAACTCCACCATGTTGTATTAGTTCTAACATTACCTGCTTCAGGGGTATTAAAGTTTAATTATTTAAGCTCAGGTGGACCCTCATGTCTATATAACAATATTGCTATATACGCAAAGGAATTGACAGCATCTATCGTTGCCGCCCATTATGCCCTGTATGTTGGCAGACCTGCAGCCTCAGTCATAGATCCGTCAATTGTTCTGACAGAAAAAGGCATTGAGTCATACAACAATGACTGGATTGTGTTGCAAAGCATATAAATTTGTCCAGACTTGTGACAAAAAGATGGACTTATGCAGGAAGTAATGGTAAAATAAATTACTATGGATATTAACCGTATAAACACTAAAGTCCTTGAAGAAGAATCTACTCTAGGGATATATGTCTGGGAAATGCCAGATGGCAGATGGATTGGAGACGATGATGGCAACTTTCTTTCGGTCACGTCCAAAAAAGGAAATAGCTCCAAGGTCGATGCTTTGGCTAGAGAGGTTCGCTCATTCGGTATACACGAGGGCAGGCCTAAATTTCTTTCTGCAAGAAGAAAGATTGACGACGAAGAATTTGAATATCAAAAGAAAAGACTTGACTGGGGACTAGTTCCAGACCCTCTAGATATTGGTAATTATAAAGACGAAATGAAGAAGTTAAGGGGTATGAGATGAGCGTAGAGTTTATTGACGATGAGAGTTCTGAAAACATAATTGATATTTCAAACACAGCAGACTGGTTCTCTTTAAAAAAAGATCAAGTAAGTAACGACCCATTTGCTGCTGGCATAGATGAGTTAAAAAAAGTTAGGGGTCTAGGATCTTCATTCAAGCGCAAGATCAGCAGAGAATTTTCTAAGTCCTTTACTGGCGTAGAAGGAACAGGAACACAACAAAATTTACTAGCACAAGCTATTACAGGCTATGCTATGTTCGACTTAGTAGAGCCAACATATAACCTTGAATACCTATCTGTAGTATATGAAACATCAACATATAACTATGCAGCAATAAATGCAAAGGTTGCCAACATAGTTGGCCTAGGATATGATTTTGTAGAAACAAAGAAAACAAATGATGCACTTGATGCACTCACAGATGACAAGTCTCTTGAAAGAGCACGTAGAAAAATAAGCAAGTTGCGCCAAGATATTCACGCATGGCTTGATACTACAAATGAGGAAGACACTTTTACTCAAACTTTAATTAAGGTTTATACAGATTTAGAAGCAACAGGAAATGGCTATATTGAAATAGGAAGAACTACAGGCGGAAACATTGGATACATTGGGCACATCCCAGCAAAAACAATGCGTGTACGTAGACTAAGAGATGGCTTTATTCAATTGCTTTATGGTAAGGCTGTTTACTTCAGCAATTTTGGAGAAAATATGACAGAGAATCCAATTGCTGGGCAAGAAGATCGCCCAAATGAAATTATTCATTTGAAGAAGTATACCCCTATGAATAATTACTATGGTATCCCAGATATTATTGCAGCACAGGTAGCACTTGCAGGTAATGAATTATCTGGCAGATATAACCTAGACTACTTTGAAAACAAGGCGGTCCCAAGATATATTATTACAGTCAAGGGCGCAAAGCTTTCTCCAGAGTCAGAAAGAAAATTACTTGAATTCTTCCAAGTTGGATTAAAGGGAAAGAATCACAGATCCCTATATATTCCACTTCCAGGAGACACCCCAGACTCAAAGACAGAATTTAAGATGGAGCCAGTGGAAGCAAATCCACAAGAGTCTTCATTTAATATTTATCGTAAATCAAATAGAGATGAAATCCTCCTGGCCCACCGTGTCCCAATTAATAAGATTGGAACCCCAGAAGGCGTAAATTTGGCAGTTGCAAGAGATGCCGACAAAACATTTAAAGAGCAGGTTTGCCGACCAGCCCAAATGATTTTAGAGAAGAAAGTAAATAAAATATTTGAGGAAAAGACAGATGCCCTATCCCTTAAATTTAATGAATTAACTTTAACTGATGAAGATACTCAGTCTAAAATTGACGAAAGATATTTAAGAATGCAGGTAATTACCCCTAATGAAGTTAGAATTCGAAAAGGCATGATCCCGCTAGATGGTGGAGATGATGTTATTGAATTAAAAGGCCCAGCAAAAGCCGAGCAGACAGCGGTAGCTGGAAATACTAGACAAAGATCTCAAGATCGCCAAGCAAACACCCCAGATATTTCTGGAGAGGGAAGAAATGCTAAGGGCGATGGCAGACAGGTTGACTAACTCTACTCAACTGTTATTTGCCTTTTTATCTATAAGTCGCTAAAATTAAGCATATGAATATTGAAAAGTCTTTATGGACTAGCC